TTGGAAAGGGATTATGAATAGCGAAGCACAAATAAGACAGTTAGAAAAAAGAGCAAGAGGTTTTCGTATACTAATTGCAGCATTAAATGACTTATCTATGTATGGAATTAATCCTGCTATAGATAAGATGTTGTTTGTTAGAATTGGTGAACTTAAAGAACACTTAAAGAAAAAGATAACAAGGAATAATGAAAAGTTAAATGAACATTATACTACAAGTGTTGATAGTTTAACTGATGATGACGGACAATCAGGAGTGTTGGGAGTTGAGAAAGAATATTTTAAAACTTCTTCAGATGCTGAAGATTTAAGTTACGAAAATGACATCCGAAAAGATATTTGATTTAAAAGGTAATCCTATTAAAGGTAAGTCTGATGTATATCACATGAGATTATGTTTAGTTGGGATGGATGATATAGATATACAAAATGTACAAACATTTGGTATAGCTGATGATGGATTCTTTATGGTTAAAACTTTAGATAATCCAAGACTACCTGTCTTTATGACTAATCCTATTAGAGTTAGAAGTGTAGAGATATATAAAGCTGGTACAAAACCCCTAACAAAGTTGAGAAAAAACAGAGATGATGATGAATTCTTTGTTGATTTATTAAGGAAAGCTAGTGCAACCCAACCGAAAATTAAATAAAAAGAAACGAGTCAAGCGAAAAGAAGCTGACTTAATGGGCTTTAAATTAATTATTAATAATCAAGGTCAGTTTATTACTGAACTTAAATCATATCCTATGGAAAAAATTCCTTTACATTTTAAAAAAGAAAATGCAGGAGTTATTCTTGCTATGTTAAGGGAGTGTAAAACTAATTTTACAGACTTGCATGACGAGTTAGAGAAAGTTGCAAGAACTGTCTTTCATTCTTAAGTAGGTGTTTCTATTTTAGAAGGCTCGGCTTGTTCAAAAACTTTATCAGCAGGTAAACAATTATAAAGCATTCTTATTCGTTGGTTTTTAAATTCTTGTACCCCTATAGACTTCATAAAATTTTCAGCGACTTCAGCAATATGATAATAACCTTTGTACATACATTGTTCTTCTGTTTCAAAAGTCCAATCGTTATGTGATAATGGTGGCATACATCCCATCATTCCACATACTGTTATTACCAAAGCTATTTTCATTTTCTTTTTCTTCTTTTCTTTCTCTTATACCAGCGTCTTTTTTTAAGAAAGTAAGCATAAATTTTATTCGTCAGTATCTTCCTTCGGTCTAACTTTTCCAAAAATTATTTTATAGTTCATCTTAATATTTTGTTCCATGTCAGTACTTAAAGGTTTACCTGATATACCTATAGAATGTCTGGTATTTTCACAGCCTGATATTAAAAGGAATAGAATACTGAAAAGGAATAGAGTTATATATCGAACCCACGCATTAATTGTTTTCATTTTTCTTCTTGCGTTTCTTCTTCTTCTTAACATCTTTAAAGTTCGATACTTCATTTTGAATAGTCGCCACCTTTTCCTTAATCAAAACCATATCTTTCGATATGCTATAAGTTTCCTTTAAATTCCAACCTCCTAATGCTAACAAAATAGCAATCAGGATTGTTATAAGTTTATCATTAACCATTAATTAGATTATCTTTTTTTCTTTTTATTTTTTTTGTTTTTCTTTTTGCCTTTTTTCTTTTTCTTTTTTGCCATTGTTTCTCCTTCCTATTGACAGCTTAAGCATTCGTTTGAATCATCAACGACTACTTCTTTTTCTTTTTTACATTTACAATTTTCACAGGGACATACTCCATATAAATCAGAGTGTCCTTTAACATTACAATGACAATTGCAATTACAATCTTTACAGTTATCCATATTATTTTTTTATAATTTTTAAAATTTTTTTCTGACCCATATAAATTTCAGTCTTAGCTTCAGTTTTAATACAACTGAATACTACTGAATCAGGATTTACTTCTCTCATAGCAACCCTCTTACTTTTTAAACATTCGCTTAAAGATTTTTTATATGTGTGCTCTATTACTTGACCATTAAGTGAAAGTAGTAAAGCGAAAACAGTCTCAATCATTAGTAGTTATAACTCCCTGTAGGTTTATCATCTTTTTGTAAAGCTTTAAATAAATCTTCATGTTGCTGCATAATTTCTTTATCTTTATCCATCATATCATCCATTTGGTCTTGTAGTTTTTCAACATATCTTTCTAACTTATTTACTTTATCATTATTTACTGCTTGATTTGTAGATAAATCAAAAGTTCTAGTGAGTGTCCACCCACCTAAAGCTATCAATACACCTACTAATAAAGTTATTATTTTATCTGTCATTAATGATTTCCATTAGCAAATTGTCTTTGCTTATCTTTTAATTTTTCTACATCAGACTGAAGTTTATTAACTGATTTTTCTAATGCTTGAATATTAATTTTATTATGCATCATGTCATCAACTCTTCCAATTAATTTTTCTTGAGAAGAAGCAATCATTTCCAACAACATGAATTGCTCTTGGTCTATGGGTTTTTGAGTACTTGCTTCAAGTAAATCTTGTTGCATTAATTGTTTAGAAGTTTCAAGAGATGTGAGTCGGCTAGTAATATCAGCCCATGCCCACACACCTGCCGCTACTGCAGCTAAAATACCAATCATATTTTTAATTGGCATAGAAAGTGATGTGTCTTGTGATAGTTTCATTTAGATAAGTCTTTGAATAACCATTCCAAATACTTGTTCCATAGTTTTTTCAACCACTTCATAAGTACTCCTCATTTTATTTTTTTCTATTTTTTAATAAACTTGTAACGGATATTCCATAGTTTCCACCGACTACTATAAACACTAAGTAAAGGTAGACTTCAGGAATTTCTTTTAATCTGTTAAAATAAAATTCAGTTCTATTTAATATTAGTTCATCACCGAAGTAAGAACCATAAGCTAGTATGCCTAATGGTGCTAGTATAAATGCACCTAATATTAAATCTAAGAATAAAGAACCATTTCGTTTAGCTCTTTCATTTCCAGTAGCCATCTCTTGCATAGCTATTGCGTGTGCTCTGTCAGACTTTTCTTTTCTTCTTGTCATAAAAGTACCGACAGCTTTTGAACCAAGTTTAAATAATATATTGTATGGTATCATAATAATTTTTCATGGCGGCAGAGCAACTCACAGGTTGTTACCGCCATCACAGTAAAGACTAATTACTTAATCTTTATTGTCTTAGGTTTTTTCTCTTCAGGTAAGTCTTGATAGAGTTTGATTTTAAGCATTCCATCTTTAAAATCAGCATCTTCTACCTTCATATACTCCGAGAGAGTAAACTTCCTTAACACACTTCTAGAAGCAATCCCTTGATGAATCAAGTTATCACTATCCTTTTGTTCTTTCTTAGCTACAACTGTAAGTATGCCATCTTGCAACTCACACTTGATGTCAGACTTAGAGAACCCAGCTAATGCCATCTCTACCTGATACTTACCATCCTTTATCTTTCTGATATTATATGGTGGAAAGTTTGAAGTGTTTATCTTAGAGACCTCATTCAATGAATCAAACATTCTATCAAAACCGATAGAGAAGTTTTTAAATGGGTCAAAGTTTATTAAATCGTAATGTGTCATATTAATCCTTTCGTTAAGCGATTTAAATTAAGTAACCTCACAATGAGCATTACTTCATTCCTATATTATAGTAGGAATTCCTTTACTTGTCAACAATATTATTAGCTTCATTTCTCAGGGCTTCTGCAACAGCTTCCATTCTAGCTGCTACCCCTGAACCTGATTCAACTGCTGCTCTATATTCAGCATTATTTAAAAATTCTTTAGCAGCTTTTTCAAATTCACCTGCATTAATTAACTCTCTAGTTAAAGGACTGCCTGATAATGAACCTCTATACCATGATGACACTATATGTTTTTTTAAATTATCAGATAAGTTATTAAAATTTTTAATTCCTTTTTTAGCACCTTCTAATTTTATTTTAATATTTTTTCTTAAATCTTTTTCAGCTTGTTCAACAGTAACAGAATCATTTTCTTTATTAGACTTATCATAAAAACCATAGCCACTTGTAATATGTTCTTCATCTCCTAATCTATAATTTTTATAAGCTATAACATTTCCTTTACTATCATAAATTTCTTCCCCATGTCCTTCATATTTTTTTATTAAAGGAACATATGTTTCAATTTCAGAAATTTCTTCTTTAGGTAACTTATCTTTTTCCTCAATATGAGGTTCAACTACTGTTTCTTCTGTAAAAAAAGTTTCCTCTTTTAATCCATCACCTTCTATATATTTATCTTTAGAGATATTAACTCCTTCTAATTGTGAAAAATCTATTGAAGAGGTTACTAAATCTCCTTGATTAAATTTAACTCTACCACCCTTAGAAAATTTTAATGGTTTATATTCTCCTTTTTCAAATTCTAGAGAAGGATATGTTCTAGTAAATTTTGCTCCTCCAAATAATTTTTGAATCCATTTTCTCCATGTTGGCATAGGTGCAATTTTTTCAGAGAATCTTTTCATAGCTAAATCAGTATCACCTGAAAGAACATTTTTAGCTATTACTCCTGCATCTGTTGCAACACTTGCAGCAGGGAAAGGAATAAACCAAGGCATTTGAGAACCTGGTCCTGTTAATCTTCCAGCTACTAATTCAGGAAGTATACCTCCCATTCCTGAAAGTCTTAAAGATTCCGCCCACCATTTATCTTCATTTTTTC